CAGAAAAGTTATTACCAATAGCTCAATTTTACACTCAGGATGTAAATGGATCAACTGAGACTCCTATAGAGTATGAGGTTGGAGATATAGTTGCAAATAACTCTGGGCAAACTTATTATGACTCTATTGGAGTAGAAACAGATTCTTTGCGCGGCACATCTTATGGATTTAATGTATCATTCTCATCTTCTTTTACAAAGACCAAGAAGAATGGGAACAAGAGTGGTAAGTGTAATTTTATTTTTGATGAGAAAGGAAAGACTACAGCATTAAGAAAAGTAAATATAGACCCAAATCAAACAATCGACAACCACATGGCCCTATTTGAAAAGAGCGGAATTTACCTAAAGATAGCAAGCTTTGGTAATATGTATAGCCCAATAGATGGAGAAGAGTTTTTAGTTGTAGATTCTGATAAGAAGGCTGCATCTGTAAAGCCACTATATCTAGAGTTTGAAGTTCCAATTAATGAAATAGATCCTGATTCTGTATCTGTGACACAGATTGGATCAGAAAGATTCACTAGAACTTTTGATAATATCCCCATGATGTGCCTATTGGATGATGAGTTAAATGTATACTTCGTACAGGAAGAGGGTATCAAGTTTAATGCTGACGGTTATGTGGACAAAATTGAAACCAAAATAATCAATACACAGGCTGCTCCAAAACTTAAATTCTCTAAAGATGATGATTTTACAGAAGATGGTGAAGAGATAAAAGTATATGACTTTCCTCAGCTTTACTTCTTTGATATGAGGTCAATAAGAGATCAGCTACAGCAATACTGCGTAACTTCCTCTATAAATAGCTTCCCACTAGAGGAAGATAATTCTCAGGATATAATAGATATAGTTGGTCAGGCTCAAATTTGTTTTCAAAATTGGCAGAGCAATCTTAATGACTATGTTGCCAGAATTAGAAATAGAACTCCTGAAACATTGGAATCTTTACAGCAATCACAGATTCCATTCTTGCAGCAGCAAAATGACGAGACTATTCAGTGTATAAATGATGCTGCAAACAATATATGTAGGTTTGCAATAAACGGATTAAATACCTCATTTAAAATCTTAAATGATTCAGATTTTACACCAAGAAGTGGATATGTTGATGGATCTGTATCAACGCAAATATTGCAGGGATTTCCAAGGTCAACAAGTAGATACCTTGGTGCTAGTGAGTATGCAGCAGGGATCGGAGACAACGGAATAGTTGAAACTGGAGAGATTGCAACAATAGAAATAATTCCAAGAGACATTTACAACGAAGTACTTGTTGGAGATTTTTCTGGTAGAATATCTGTCAAGATTAAGAAAGATGAAACGGGCGATGCAAGATTAATCAGCTATTCTAATGGATTGTCGGTTGAGAAGCAGGGTGATAAATACATTGCAAAAATAACTTCTTCTAAACCTGGAGAGGTGCAGATTAGCTGCAAGATATGCGATAGAACAGTTGAGGCTTTAATATATCAGAGTTCTTCCTCCTCAACTACAACAACAGAGGTTGAAGAAGGTTGCGTAGAGCAAATAGTACAAAATACAAATCAAACAAATATAAACATATTATCTAAGGTAGATAGAGTATTAAGTGTATACTTTATTAATGCTAAGGGTAATAAGATCTCTAAGATAAAGAATGATGATGATATAATTACAGATCCGCAACAATTTGGAACATCACTGGAGAATTGATGGATTTAACAACTAGAATTAACCAAGCTCAAAAAGTACTTTCTGCATCTTATGGTATAGATAAAAAGGTGCAGCAAGAAGGATTTGATGTTTACAGATACTTAACGGAGGATGGTCTAGCAAGAGCCTATACCGTTGATACATCTAGAAAGGAAATCTCTAATCAGTTTTTAAATATTTCTCAATCAATTAGAAATATGCGATCATCCTATTTTCCTGCAGACTTCTTCTTAACAAATGCAACTGAAGAGGATGGATCTCAACTAATTCAAGATATTCAGTCCAATGTTGGTAGTAAGGAATCTTATGAGAATACCTTCTTAAGAATGTTGGGTATGCCATGCATCTCTTTTGATCAGAATGCAGTAAGTGGAGATGTTCACAGAGTTTCTCCAGATACCGTATTGAAAATTTTAAATCCAATAACTGGAGCGCTTGAAGAGCAAAATATCAGACTAGTTGATACTAATATATTCTATCAGCGAAATCAGCCTCCAGGGAGTCGGACTTTTATTATAGACAATAGCTTTTATGATATTACAGCGGATTCTACAGCAACAATTATCATTCCTGATAAAATTAATATTGAATCATTTTCACTTGAGGAAAAGGCAAATTTATTATCATTTAGATACGCTGATGGAAAAGTATATAACGATGTTGTATCACAAGGCACCACTACTTCTCAGGATATTACCCGGCAGGTTCAGGATCTTAAAGAGCTTTCAAGAGTTAGTGGTACAGATAATCCTTTCGTTAATCCAATTTCAAAGCAGTTCGTAGATCCTTCTAGATTGGCTGCAGCACCAATTCCAGGTACAGATCCCGCTACAAGAACTGCAAATATACAAGAAATGAGTAAGGATATGTATAAGTTTTGCTACTTACTATTTCCACCAGTTCAGGACCCCAAAGTATCTATAACAGTAAATGAACCAGAAAAGCTTGTGGCCCCACCATTTGCAAATAGCTTTATGAAAAAAGTCAACTCTAATACAGTTAAGGGGTCGCTGTTAGAAAGTATAATTAGAATCCGTCTTGATAAAATTACAGGTACAAATTCTTTATATTCTGATCCAGAAAACCCAGGAGCTTTAAAGGAAATTACTGTAGGTGATGCTACAGTTACCACAGATGATTATGGTATATTAGAAGCACTATTTATTGTTAGACTTAAATGTGCAATCATGGCACTATCAACAAAGATGGTTTACGATATAGATGCTTTAATAAATGAAATTGACAAAGCTAAAAGATATCCAGCTCCAGAGAGTCAGGATCCAGGAGCGGCAGAAAGAAGGCCTCTAGCTACATCAAATTTATACACTGTAAGCTTAAGCAGGAATGAGGCTGGTATTACTGGGGCAGATGTAGTGGAAGAGGAGCAGGCCCCAACTACACCTACTGATGATCAAAGTGTAACAACCGATCTGGCTGATCAAAATCAGGAATCTGCTGGAGATGCTGATCAAAATTCTGAAGCAGAGACGCAGGCCGAAAGACAAGAAGATGAAATTTCGGAGTCTACATTAGTAAATCTTCAAAACCAAAAGCTAGTTGAAGACTCACTTTTATTTTTCTTATCTCAAAATGAAAAAGAAGTTTTGGATTTGCAATTTCAAACCCAAAGAACTTCCGGAATATACTCTTCACACATGATGAGCGGATTAATAAACATTGTTGATGTCCCAAGAAAAAGAATAGATGAAGAACTTGCCAAAATAACCCGTCAAAGAGATGAGCGAGCAAGGACAGTTATAGACGAACTTACTGGTGAAGTAGGCATCACCCTCGGAACAGATATAGGAATTGGAACATTAGATATTGCAGTGTTCTGCCTAGCTTTATTTACTATATCAGAAGATTCACTTTTAGGACTATTAACACAAACACAGTTTGAAAGAATGAAGAACGGTGACTTTAAAAGCTTAATACCTAGATCCAGAAGAAAAAAGGATGTAGTTCCATCTGTTAATGAATTAACAGATTTAATTTATCAGGGCTATCAATTATTTAAATTTGGATTATCAAACACTGATGCAAGAAATACCAATGAATCTAGTGCAACAACCACAGAGGAAGAGCCAGAATAATTTTATATAGCTAATAATTTGCCCACTTTTATTCACCTCTTTCTATTATTTTTAACAAAATAGTATGAGGCTGGATAATTCTATGTCTTTTGATTTAAAAATAGAGGGTGGGGATATCAAAATAGCAACAGATGGTAGCCTAGCTATCGTCACTGAAAACTATAAGCTAAGGCAAGATATAGTAAAAATCATGCTGACTAAGCTTGGTGAAAATAAATTTCATCAAAGTTATGGTAGCAATGTTGGGGCTTTAGATATAGGTTATTCAGTAGATAAAGATCTATTAGAAATAGATATGAAGGCATCAGTAGAAGATGCAATTAGAAAAATTATGGCTCTACAAAAAAGCCAATCACAAAGACAATTCCTATCTCCATCAGAAAGGATCGTAAGTATTTTAAATATTTCGGCAGAAAGAGATACAATTGATCCAAGGCTATACAGTATATTTATTTCTGTACAAACTGGCGCACTATCTACAGTTACAGAGTCTGTAACCGTTAGAATAGCATAAGGAAAAATCATGGCAATATTTAGATCCTTTAGTGAAATTGTAAATTCGATAATAGAAAGATTACGATTAACTCAACCAAATTTAGATACCAAGCCTGGAACTGTAGCTAGAGATTTATTTATTGATGTTCAGGCAGACCAAATCCAAAAGCTTCATAGCTCTATGCTAATTGTTTCTGAAAAACAATCTCCAGAGTCAGCTACCGGTAGAGACCTAGATAGATGGGCAAATAATTTCGGCATATCCAGAAGAACTGGATCTAATGCTAATGGTGTAGTAGTATTTACCATTTCTGATATATCCACAGACGTTTCAATTCCTGAAGGTACAAACGTAGAGTCTAGCTCTGGTTTGCAATATAAAACTATTGGAACATATGTAATGTCAGTTGCAGAGAAAAATAGATTTTCAGCAACAGCCAATAGATTAAGAAATGGTCTAAACTTAGCAGGCATTACAGATCCATATGCAATAGAAATACCAGTGAGGGCAATGAATACAGGCTCTTCAGGAAATATATCTAACTTTCAAATAATTGGCCACACCCTGAGAGAATCTGTCAGGGTAACAAATCTAAACGCCTTTAATGGTGGAGCTAACTCAGAAAGCGATTCAGCATTTAGGGCAAGAGTTTTTTCTGTTTTTAGCGGCTCTAATACCGGAACAGCATTCGGATATAGAAACGCTGCATTGAGCATCTCTGGAGTTACTGACGCTATAGTTATTGAACCTGGAAATACTCTGATGCTTAGAGATGGTACTGAGACAATACAAGTTAATGATGGTAGCTTTAGAATTTTACAGTCTGGTACTGGCGGTAAGGTAGACTTATATATACTCGGAAAGCAATTGCAAGAAGTGGTTGAGTCTTATGTCTATACTGATAAGTCTGGAAGCGGTTCTGCGGCTGACGAAAGAAATGATTATATTCTAGGGCAAGGAAGCTTAGATCCCACTCTAACATCAGAAGAGAGAAGAATAAAAGCATTTAATTCTGGAGAAGTTCCTCAGCAGCCTGTTGATGCAATTATTTCTGTAACAGGTAGTAGCTCTGGTGTTTTAGTTGGAAAGACAGTGGACGCCGATGGTAATGTAAGTGGAAACTATGAGCTAATAAAAGATACCAATCCAGAAACTGGTGGAAGTCCATTTGGATTTGATAAGATAAGATTTATAGCCAATGAAAAGAAGGTTAGACTAGAATCAATAACCAAAAGTGGTTTAAATAGCGTTGATCCACTTAGATTCTCTGGTTCCAAGAAGATAAGCGAAGTATATCAAGATATATCAATAATTGCAGAAAATTCTAAAATAAGCTCTGCAGATAAAAGTATTCTAAAACTAAACCATACTCCAGTTCTAAATGTAAGCAGAGTCACCAACAAGACAACTGGTGAAATTTATGTTATAGATTCTCAGAATATAAGTACTGCAACTGGCTTGAATTCTACTGGTGAAATTGTTATATCTGGAAAAACACTACCCTCTCCAGCAGATGTCCTTGCAGTAAATTATATCTGGAGATTGTATTATGACAAATATATTGATTATAATGGAGAATTTTCTGGGCCACAAATTGTAGATAAGAATGTAAGTAACTCTATAGACTGGGGAACTAGCAATGGCATCTCAGGCGAAGTATCTAAGGTAGAAGCAACTGAGGATGGCCTAGAGTATCAAGTTACAGTTAGCAATAATATAAGTAGAGTAATTTCCGTATATACTGCAGTAAATACAACCGGAACAATTCAGAACGTAGAAAACAATGAAGATGTTTTAGTTCCAGGAATTATAATAAGTTCTTCAAATCCTCCAATTAGCAACATAGTATCGGTTAAGAATAGCAATGGTGTAGAGCTATATAATACTATCAATGCTGATGGATCATATTATGCCAGAACTATAGTATTACCAACAGATAGTCCTGTAGATATGTCTTCAACTGTTACTGTAACATATAATAAAATTGAAATGTATGATATATCAAATACTGATGGTGCATTCGCTAACAATGTTATATCTTTACCATCTCGTGATATTTTGGATAGCAATTCAATACTAGAGGATGTTGAAGCACTTGAGCTTACTGGAGATGATGTATATGTTGATTACATTGCGGAAATCATCACCCTAATGCCAAACTCCAGCTTTACACTATTTCCAATTAGCGGATCTTCACTATCAAATAAATTATTTACTGCCAATCTTTCCACTATAACTGACAGCAATCAACCAGTATTTTATAAGTATGATGAAAATCAAAATATAACTGGTACACAAAAGTTAGGTCCAACCAGATTATCTTTAACCACTTCTGGCACAACACGCCCTGGAAAAATCAAGATTGCTGGAGAAACTCTAACCAGGCTAGATATAAATGTAACCGCTGGTGTAAGCACAGATGGATTAAAGTTTAAACTATCTGGAGATATCAAGTCTGCATTGGGCATAAATACAATTCCAGATACAGTTGGAATTGCAAGAGTAGACTATATTTATTCAGTAGACAATCCAGAGGTAATTCCAGATTTAATAGGGCAAAAGCTAAGCAATAATTTATATGCTTTAGGCGTCGGAGATATAGATTCTTCTTTATCAAATACAGAATTCATACTTCCATCCACTAGCTATAACAATTCCTTATCATTTTCTAGCGGAGAGATTATAAGAGTTTCTCTTTTAATTTACAACTCCAACGATTTTGAAGAGTTATATTTCCCAGGAAATAATAGAGTAATTACAGATAAAAGATTCTCTCGTTTAAGCAAAGTCTCAGTTTCATCAGGCTTTAGAACACAAGCTGGATCACTATCTGGATCATTAAAGATAGAATCACAGAATCAACCAGGTACAGGGTTTTCTTATTATTCTGATTACAGTTTTACGGCACCAGTAGAGGGAGAAAGAATTACAGTTAGATATAATTTAAATAAATTGATTATAGATGTTACTTCTGGTCTAGAAAACGTAAGATGTATAACGGCAGACGTTCTGGTTAAGGAAGCTCCATTGTTATCTGTAGACGTATCAGGAGAGATAATTGTAAACGATGACTTTACTACAGAATCAAGTACTGTAATTGAAAATGTTTCCAATGCAGTAGTTAACCTATTAAATAGTGCGGCACTTGGTACAACAATAGATTATTCAGATATAATAAATGTAGTTACCACAGTACGTGGCGTTGATTCTGCAAACATATCTTTGTTTAACGAATCCGGAACGATAGGAAGAAGGAACTATATAAAGGCTTTAGATAATCAATCAATAGTTGCAGGAACTATTACATTTACAAACGTATCTAGAAAAGATTTTAGAATCACCTAAGGTAAAACATGTCTCTAAGACCAGTCGCTTTTTCTATACCATCTACTACAGAGTTAAAGATCACCTTTACTCAAGATCTATCATCCCTGATATCCATTGATAACTTTGAAGTTTCATCTTTAAATGGGGCTGTATCAGATCTTGAAGTTATTGGTGTTAGTATAGAGGGTAAGGTAGCTGTTGTAAAAACCAGACCACAAGTTGCTGGTAATTATTATCTTCTAAAATTTGTTGACACGCAAGAGGTCCTATTCTCCTCTCTAAAGGGAGAAGTTATACCATACGACTCTGTTTCTAGAGAGCTATTCTTTGTGGGAATTGATGATATCAATCCATTTAGAGATAGAATGTTTGAGCTTGTTCCAGATCTCTTTCAACTAGAAAATACGAACTTAAAAAATATATTATCTGCTCAAGCTGAAGAATTTTATACTGCACAAAAAACAATAGGAGAAGTTCTTAGCAATAATTACATATCTGAAGAAGTTGTTGATGAGTTAAGAACAAGGACTGCAGGACCTACCGATAGGCTTGCTAATGAAAATGCATATGAGATAATTAGAGTATCTAGAAGTGCAACTGGAGTATCTCCAAAAACAGAGGTCTTGGAATACACTTCAAATAACCCCCTGCCAAGAAGTGGATCTGTGCCATATTACCCTATTTCTTTGCAGCAGGTGGCGGTAGAGAATGAGGTAATCAATATTGATTCTGAATCCAATAGCTTCGATGGATTCTTAATAACGCTAAAGAATAGAAAAGTAATCAAGCTGCTATCAATAACATATGTAGCTTATGGCGAAGAAGCTGACTGCAATGGTAATCTTGGAACATCATATAATATAGAGAAATACAAATATTCCATAAAAGATAATTTCTATGATCAAGATTTTGCATTTAAGTTTACACAATTAAAAGATAACCAAATACTATTATCTGAGTTCGGAAACATTCCAAGGCCATCTATTGTAGATACCTTTGTTGTATCTTACCTTTATAAAAATACAGGCAGGAATATATTAGAAGATCAGGTTTTGGTATCTAGAGTTGAACAATCTACAAATGAGCCAATACCAACTAATTCTAGCAGATTTTTTCTTGGCCAGGCACCAATAGTTACTGCAACTAATGATATACCATCCTTAAATGGTGTCACATTCAAAGTGGCAGAAAATTATGAAGAAAGGCCACAAGCATTTCTGAAAGAAATTAAATTCAATATTAGCAACTTACCATCCATGCTTGGAGAGTACTCCATAAATTATGAGACTGGAGAGGTATATGTTGCTGGCGCTCAAAAGGTTGGAGAGGGAACTGGGCAGGATAACGTTGTTGCGACATACTATTACAGAAAAGAATTCTCTAGAGATTTAGATTATTCAATATATAATCAAGATTTCGTAGCCACTCCAAACAGAGAGCTTTCAAATGATGAAGCTGAAATAACCATTCAATATGAAGAAGTATTTGCAAAAGATATAGATTATCTTGCAAAAAGCCATATTGAGGTCATGCCTGAATTTGTTGAAAATAGATTGAGCCAATCATTTAGAATAAAAACTGCAAACGCTCCAATCACTGATGTATTTAGAATATTGAATCAAACTACTGGAGAAGTTTACAATCCATTATTTCATACAGCAACCGAGATTGCTTTTTCAGGGAATAGATCTCCCGAAGTTAAAACTGAAAAAGATGAAGAAGCTATATTCTTAAATATAGATAATGAAGAATTGGCTGTAGTTGGTGAGTTTATTGTCCCAGCTTTTAGAGCCAAAATTATATCAAATGCTTCAAATAACAGCATTATTTTCTCACCAGGAATTCCTGCAGAACTTATCTCTCAAAATTCTACAAACTACTTTTTCAGAGAGATAAAAGGGGTAAATGGATCCGCAACCATATTAGATGCTAACATACAGTATTTTGGAGATCCAGATTCAAATAACTTAATCACCTCTGCAAGTATCGGCAATAATGATGTTATACCACCAACAGTAAATTCCGAAGTAATTATTGGAACAAAGGGATTTGTTATTAATTTAGATAAGGAAAGAATTCTAAATAATAACCTTGATAGCATTGGAATGATAACAAACTCTTCCCTAGAACTAAGTAATGATAACATCTTTAAAAATGAAAAATGGTTCGAATCAATTAATCTTACTCCTTCTCTATTCAAAACTTCGGACGGTGGAATATCTAGAGCGTTTGTAGATTCAAAGGGAACCAAGTTTGAAGAAAATATATCTAGACTGAGAAAGGTTGGAGACTACACAGTAGATTATGATCATGGAATAATCTATGTAGCCATAAGAAAAGATCAAGAGGTAGTTGTAGGTACTGCAAAGTATAGCTATGGAGATGTTGATACAAGATATAAAAATATCATAACTGCATCAGGTGCCGCAAAGAAGAAGAATAGCCCAGATGATATATCTACTGCAGAAATCATATATCAAAAGCTATCAAATGATAACAATACAGTCTCAATACTTGATCTTGAAAACTCATTAAGAATGTATGATGGAGTAACTGATGCGCAAGATCCTGATGGAAATAGGCAGATAGTCTGTGACGTTCTAGAAGATTATACAGCCTTAGTTCCAAATAAAATTACCAGTATAAACAGTATATTTAAAATTTCTGATCTAAAGGGCGCAAACTTAAATTCAAGCTATCAAGGTGACCGACTTCCAGAAGCATCTAAAGAAGAGTTGCAATTAACAGTTAAAAATGGTGGAAGAAACCTTTACGATGTTACTTCTGTATACTTCGAAGATAACGTTATTGATTTTAAAAAGAGACAGAGAAAAAGACTAAATACAAACGGTTCAGATTTTATTATAACAATATTTGATGCCACAGCTACAACATTTTATAATGCCAAAACAGTCCTGAGAGATACAGTTGCATTTGATGATGATTTAAATATATCCAAACTAGACAAGCTTCAGATTGCAGATGTTGATATAATCTCTCCTGGTGTGGCCAGAGTTGATATCTCTACGCCAGTCAGCCTAGCAGGTGTAGATACAGATAACGATTACTTAATAGATAAGAATGGCGATAGATTTAAGATTATCAATGTAAATAATAATCTGTCCAGGATAAGAGTTGAGGTACCAGCAGAAAATGATGCAACAGTAAGTAGGCCAAAGTTAGATCCCGTAGGTGTTTCTAAGATAGTTGTTAGAGCAAGCGTTACCATAGCTGATGGTAAGATGACCATAAATATTCCTGGTGATTCTGGATTCTCAGCTGGAGAAATGTTTGAAATAACATATTTAACTTCTGAGATGCCAGAAATAGGTACTGCTATTGCTGTAGACTATCGTTTTGGATTTATCTTCTTGGACTATACATATGTTGCAGACAATCTAGTTGTATGGTATGAGTACGGTGATAACACAATAGATTGGAGCATTAATGATGCGATAGAGGAGGGCGAGCAGTATTTCGTCACCTATAGGTACGGCGCACTCAGAGAGGCCCTGAGGGTCAATTTTGGAAGCCTTACAAACATTCCATTCTTTAGAAGCTTTGGTGTCAATACTGATAGAGAATTATATCGCGATGCCATTAAGGGTGTACTACAATCATTTCCAAAGGGACCAACTTTACCATCTTACAAGGAATTAGTAAAGTCTTTCACCAAGATAAATCCCAACATTCAAGAGCTAATCTTTGGAAATTGGATATTAGGACGGGATTATTTATCACCAGGTAATATAGATTACAAGGGCGTTCTCAACTTCATAGAGGGTCGATTTGGCGAAGGTTTAATGTTTAATGATGATGTAGTGGTTAATATTCCATCTATATCTTCAATCTCATTAGATGAAGGGACCCTTGAAGCATGGGTGCGTCCAGAATGGGCTGGAATTAATAATGACGCAACCCTGACTTTTAATATAGATAATATTGGCGAAGAATCATTCTATCTTAGAAGCGGAAGCAATCCATTTAGTGCTGAAAATAATTGGGATATTATGCCAATTAAAAACATAAGCCTTGCTGGTGGATCTGATTATACAGGACGTAGTTTGTTACTATTTAACTATAGATCAGATTCATCAAAAATTCAAGGACTAGATGTAGGATATTTTGGAATATATAAAGAACAGGAAAATTTAGATAGAACCGTTAATTCCAAAACATCCGCAGTTTTTAAAGTTGATATGATTGGAGCAAACTATAACGAATTAACAAAAGCAGTAAATTCTGTAGAATTAGAAGTACCATGTGGTGATGAAGCTGTTAGCGAATCCTACTTCGTTGTTGGTGAGTTAGGCCCAGGTTCTTTTGTTGGCGGACCATTCCCAACAGAATTATCTCCTCCTGCAAATGCATACAATGCCGGAAGCCTAATAGTACCTGACGGAAATAGAACAGTAGGATTATCTCTAAACCTAAAGCATGTTGAAGGCTTTGAGTTTGAGATTGAAGATAGTGATACAAAGAGTGATTTATTATCAAACTTTGAGCCACCATACTATGTCAAGCCATGCAAATGTTATGTAGTAAATAATGTTTCTACTTTGGAAAAGTTTAATGATCTTAAAATAAGGGTAGAGCTAGATGCAGCCTTTAGCCTATTTACTTTTAAAAATACATCAAATATAATAGACCAAACACCAGAATCATTTATCTTGGTTGATGAACTAGGAATATTTTATCAGGTAACTGGTTTTTATAATTCTTCAGGAAAACTATTTACAAGATCCATACCTGATGACATATTAAAAGTTGAGGTTAAGAAATTTGGAATAAACAATACTGACCTCGCAACCAAGGGAAGAATTGCAATAAACAATTCAGAGCCTATTGGTAAGGTCAAGCTATTTGCAAAGACGGCCCAAATACTATCTAAATATAATCCATCAAAGTCTATTTTGGCTTTAGACTTTCAAAAAGAGTTCGTTATAAACTGGAGCAACTATCATAAGTTTGAAATAAATAGAAGGCCCATTGAGAACATAGTAGATATTAAAATAGATACTGTAACTACCTCTATGTTTTATACTGATGCAATTCTATCTTGCAACTTAAGCTTGGACTTAGATATTATAGATAGAAACTTCAAAGGTCATGCAATTGGAGTATTTACAAAATATGCTCTATCAACTATAGATATATCTAGAATTAATGGAACAATATATAATAAATTTACACCAAAAGATATTCATATTGGTGGTGAAGGCTGGAGTCCAAGTCGCGTACCATTTTCTATAAATAGAGGCGACTATCCAAAATCTCCAGTAGGGGAGCCTCCTGGAGCCGAATCTAATGGTGGAATATTTATTTGGTTTGATGAGTTGTGCAAGTCTCCATTGAGCGAGGAGATCGGACAATGGATTTATAGAGTTAGATACAATCGCACTACGCAAGTTCCATCAGATGTTGTGGTATCATCAGGTGGCTGGACCAATACCTATGAGTATATAAATACCAATTATAATTTAAGTGGAAATATAACCACAGATGGTGAGTTCTCATCTGTTTCAAGATCATACAGAGAAGAATCAACAAACAATTGTGATACAGGAATAGCTTGTGAGGCAACCTTCAGATATTGCGGAAATCAATTACTAGAAGATTTCGGATGGTCAAAGATTGATGAAGCAGAAACTGACCTTATTAACGTTGTCATTGGTGGTAGAGAAACGCAATCAGGGAAGTGGGTAAAGTTTGGAGATTTCAATACAAGCATATCTGACGGAATTTATAGGCTTGGACCATCGGTTGATTACTTCGACTGTACTGAAGAGGATAAGGTTTTAGGAAACTTACTCTATACTAGCAATCCATGTCCAAATGGAGATTTGGAATATGTAGTATCAATGAAAGTTTCTCAATATGATCCTAGTATAGCCGGATCTTTAATCGGATATTTTTCTGGATTAATTAATGGTAACTTTACAGGAATCGTTCCAATCTCATTAACTGATGCAGATCTTTCAGTAAAATTAGCTCTAGGTCTTACCGTTGATTCTCAGCCTATAGTCTTGGTAGTTGATGGAACAAACAATTCAATAATAGAATATATTCCTTACATCTGGAACGATGGAGAGTTTCACGAATATAGGCTAGTTAAAAATAATGAAACTAAAAGAGTATCTATCTATATAGATAATTTCTTCGTAGAAAGAACTCCATTTGGACAGTTTGAGAATCCAACCTTCGATGGATATCAGCCATTCGAAGGCCCCAATATTTGCTTATATTTATTTGATAATTCTATTTCTGATATCTACTCATATCATAGCACATATATTCCAAACGTTGCAGATATTGATTTAATATTCTATTCTGCCTCAGAAGTGTCTGGGACTAAATATCTTGAATCAAATGATACTATTATTAGCACTGACTCAAGGGTTGACTTTTCATTCACTGTAGATGGTAGAGATGGTGCTGGAGAGCTTAGCTATGATGAATATGGCTATGAAGGATATGCAGACTTTTATGGCGTAGATGAGATGTTTATAACTTCTGACAGGCGCCGATATCTAGTTGATACTGGTGTGTCAGAAGGTGATAGACGCTTCTCTATCTTTAAGGATGGCAAAGGCTTCTTAAACTTTAGAATATTTGATGATAGTCTAAAGAGGCTTGGTCAGGCTGGGATGTTGAATCTAGCCACAAATATTAAGCACTTTAGACCCGGAGACTTACACCACATAGCTGCAAGCTGGAAGTTGAACACAATCAATAACAAAGATGAAATGCATTTGTTTATTGATGGACAGGAAGCACCAAATATATTCAAATTCGGCGGCAAGATTCCTGTCAGATTAAATGATAAATTTAGAGATATCAGCAAAGAAGTACTATATGACTTCTTGGCAAAAGATATTGTTTTCTGCCCTCAGTATACTGATGGAACTGTAACAGCTGGAAATGCAATCTTCTCATCATATCAGGCAGTATTCACTCAGGATATGATTGGTAGAAGTTTAATATTTGAATCCTCAGAGAATGCACCAGACTTAGTAAATCAAGAATATATAATTAAGAGCGTAATAGACTCAAATAATGTGACTCTGGGTAGAGGAGATAATGTTGAAATTATATCTTTCAATACCTCTGCATCTGATATAGTATTTAAATTTCCTCCCACCGCCGGAGTTATAGCTCCTATTCTTACAGACTTGAGAAACTCTAGACTAGCAATATTTAGAACCAGACCAAATGGCTCTATAGAAGAAATGGCTGGAGTATTTTATACTATAGAGTTTGGTGAAGTAAATATTCTAAAAGGTACCAATGTTATAAATCCAAAATTTAGGGCAAACCTAGACACCAGGATCATTGAGTTTGTTGGTAAGAATAACCTTTGCAAAACTGTAGCAACTGTACAGCCAACAGATGTAGATATCCATATAAGGACTTATGGGCTAAATCTAGAAAATGTAAAGTCAAAATTATCATTATCCAGTTCTTCCTACCTAAATAATGAATCTAACTTTAGCGGTAAGAGTGTTATCAAGAATGTTCATGCAGAGCCTGTGTCATTTGAAGATATAAAAATAAGAAGAATTATAGTTGATAAGACTGCTATCCAGCCAATAAATCCAGAGCCAAAAGAGGGTTTGGGTTATTACTTTGATTTTGAAATTCTATTAGATAACTCAAACAAGTATCATAGCGTTTCCTCGGAAGAAGGAAATGTATATAAGCAAAATCTAGGAAGATTTTTAACTCTAACATTTGATTCTGATAACGTTCAGTTTTGCAAGTACGATGGCTATGACGGCTATGATGGATATGATGGCTATGGAGCATTGCTAAAGGAAAGCTTTATCACCATACATGGAACCACTGTTAGTGGAGATGCTTACGAATTCTTCTCCATAAATAAAAATGGATCATATGATACATCAAACTTATTTAAAACAGTTACAAAAATAACTGGTAGGCTTTTAGTTGTAGACCCAGATTATATGGATACAGCCGTCATTTCATTAAAAGAAAAAGACCTGCTCTCTGTATCTAATAATGGTGGTTCTAGATGTGAAGTGTTTGATTATGTTAATGATCATATGATCTTGACAACATTCGGTTCATCAGGCACATATCCATTTGAATTACATCCTGGTTTTTATGATATAGAGTTCCCAGCTTATCTAAGATTGAATCTTCCTGAGGTTGGTCATAAGCTATACGTTGGCTCAAACTTTGAAGAGGAAGAGCAGTTTGGCGGAATCATAGATCAGTTTAGAATAATATCAGAGATGTCAAATGATACTAGAGTAACTGAGGCATATACTGCAGGAACAAGAAGCATAACGGATGAATATAACAAATCAAATCCAGCCTGTGCAGATAGCCAAACTCTAACCTTGATTCCTTTTAATAACCCAATAAAAATGCAGTCAAGAAGATTAAGAAATACAAAATTCTTAGATCAAGTAAATAATATATCATATACACTATCACGAGATAAGCAAGAGGCACTACTAGAAGTTGTTAATAATCCAAACTTATTTATTTCTCAAATGTTAAATTGGGGTTATACTTTAGATGAGGCAACTAGAACTTTCTACGAAGTTCATAAGGCTGGTGGCGGTCCTCTATTTAACGAGGCAGATTTCTATCGAAATGCAGAAGAATTCCCAAAGAGCAATAAGAGCGTAAATGAACTATTTAAGAGTTCCGGAAACTTTACAAATGGAAAAGGTCTGTTACTGTTAAATAATGATGGAAAGTTTAGAAGAAACGAAGGAAGTATTGAGCTATGGGTTAGCCCAGTTGTTGATACCTTTGATGATAAAGAGTTTAGATATTATCTAGATATATTTTCCGGAAAGATGGAGAGGGTAACTTCTAAAAGCTCAACAGTTATAGAACTTAATAATCCTGCAAACAAGATCCTCAGCGTAAAGTTATTAAAGAAAACCAAGGAATTTAAAGATCTTTACACACCTAATGAGGCTCAGACAATTATATTTGATGAAATATCTAGAAGTGGAATATCAGGAGTATTAGAAGGTGGCACAGGTTCTGATAAAGATTTTTCCATAGGCGCAAGATTGTCACCTGATGGAACAAAGATTTTCTTAGCAGAATCACTACCAGCACAAAATACTGATGTAGTCATAACTTATATTCCACTAGGTTCTTCTGGAGATAGATTCTCTATCTATAAGAATGATAGAAATCAGCTTGTATTTTTGATGACTGCAGGTGGCATAGATAATATAGTATCAATTGATATTGATTGGAAAAAGAATACCTGGCATAGAATACTTTGCTTATATAAAACGAATTCACTGTATGATACAATGAGAATATTCTGCGATGGTGATGAGGGTGGATATATTTTATACGGCACAGGATTAACTTATGGTACAGGATATTATTATGGTCAGTATATCCAGAAGGATGGACAGTTTAAAAACAAAGAATACAAGATACCGCTGTCAGATGAATTTAAGCTTATATCTATAGGCTCAGATATATTTGGAAATAAAAACTGTAGAGCCAGAATGGATAATATTAGATTCAGTAAAATAATGAGAAGCATAGTTACAGATCCCGCTGGCAATGCTGTAGATATTAACTATTCAGAGAATTTAAATACAGTATTCCCAGTTGTACAAGATAATGCCACAACATTTTTATTGGACTTTGATGCCGACATGGAAAAGGTAGATCGCTTTGCAACAGTGATGGATCCAGAAAGAGGAATTTATAATTTCGATATTGAAGTTATAGATAATTTTGATAAAGTAATTGATATTAATGATGGTCAAATAGAAGATTTAATAGTAGAATTAGTTAATAGATTAAAACCAGCACATACAAATGCTTTGGTAAAATTCACTAAGACAAAATGCTAATTCTCTATTAATTTTAAAGAGGAATGTACGGAGTATCTGATGGCTAAGAAAGAGCGTATTAACAGCAAAAGAGTTAACTTTTACGATGGACATAGAGTAACTGAAAAAGATTTAGATACTGAGCAGATTAATAATAATGCTCTAGCATCAAATCTTGTTGTAGATTTCCATGGTAGCGGGATAATTATAAGTTCACCATTTGACCAAAAAAATCTATTGGACACTAGAAATCCAGGTAAGTATGGATCTAATCCTTCAGAGAATGACATTCTATTGGGTCGCTATGATGGAAAACCAATATTTCTAGATCTTCAGCCATCTGATCCTGTTTATGGAAACAGAATTGAATTGGAGCTTATAGATTCCAATGTAATGGGAAGGCTAAGAACAAAAGTAATGGTAATTGGTAGAGCTTTTGATGGAGCCAATTCTCAGGGCGAGTTAGTTGCAGAATTTGTTGAGTTTTATGAGAACGAGAAAAGAGTTACCGAACACTTCTTTACTTCAGTCATTGCAATCATCTTTAATCATTTTTCCGGTGGTACGGGACAAACGAAGGTTGTTTCCGCTGCCGAGAGCGAAAATCTCATTGGCGATTCTGGATATATGATTCTTAGAGAAGCTCCACAGATGTCTGTTTATCCTGCCACAAGGGTAAACTCTCAAGTCGAGTCTCCAAACTATGACCTAAATAATTTTATATCTTCAGACTTATCTCACGATATACTTTATGAAATTGAGCTAGCACTTGGTGCAAACAACAACATTAATGATATGTACATTGAGCTGGAAGGACGAGAGAAGCTTGAGTTTGAAAAGCTTGGAGCAACCTCTATTTCATATGGGCAAAAATTCTTGTCTAATATGGATAACTTACAGAGGGTTGATCTCTTGTTGTCCGTCTCCCGTGATGAAAGCTTACCACTTGCAGAGCAGCTTGATTTCTCCGGAAACTTAGTCATAGGAATTCATGAGCTTGCATCAAATGTTTCTACACCAGGCGGTGTTGTACCAAATGATTTAATAGATTATGATCCTGAAATAACTCCGCTAGTTGAAATATCTTTTGGCCAAGCAGATCTAGAATCTATGGGATATAAACTAACTGAAACACCGCAACTGGTATCATTCAACTTTGCCGGAACTTTAATTGCAGATCCAAATATTGAGCCTTCTATAGAAAAAGGAAAGTATTATGCAATATTGGTAAGCAGAAGAGGTGATAATAGAGTTGGAACTGTTATCTTGGAAAAAGGCTGGGATAAAGTAACTAAAAAAATCGAAGACGGAACTCCTCAAACTACTATAGAGCAATTCGGGAAACAACAGTCAAAATATGTAGAATATGATCCAATTACCAAGAGATTCGTTAACGACTCAGGTTCATCACTTTGGTTCCAGATACATTCAGACACCGTTCAAGTTGTTGATGGTACAGCATATACCGATTCTGGAGTTGCAGTCACAATTCCAAAGTTTAGAGAATATGTAGGAAATACTCAGGTTTCATACTTTGAAAAGGATATTAGCCTCAGGACTGTATCTGAAGGTTCTGCATATTATTTAATACTATCACAAAGAGAGGAGTTCTCTGAGGCTGGAGTTCACCCAAGGACTAACAACTTCGTCTTTACCAGAATACAAGACGTTCCTTCAATCTCTGTAGTAAACCAAGAAGAATTAGATAACCTAAGAGAAGATACTGTGCCAATGATATTGGCAAAAATTGAAGATAACAACACTCGCGCTGCATCTACTTACGAAGGCGTGTTTGATAAGCCTGGATTGATTGGGGCAAATACCATACAGATAATTGAACCAGGAAATGATATTTTATCTTCAAACTTAGTAAACAGAGTTATAGTCCCAGATACAAGCTGCACATGTAATGCAATGTATAGAATTGTCAGGGTAGAATGCAGCATTCAGAAGCTAGGAGATCTTAATTCTGACGGAAAGATATCTTCAAACGACCTATCCTTAATGGTTCCTATCCTTGGCAATACCATTAACTCTTCGTCCACAGAGCGCAAGATATTAAATGGTGATTTAAATATTATAGACTTTATTAAATCTGACCTTAATAATGATGGAACGGTAGACGGAATAGACGTAGAAATAATGGAAGATGCAGTTGATGGATATGTCAACTTCTCATCTCCAACAGAGTTTAGAGTTTTAACTCTACATCTTGAGAATATTCTATCTACATCTGATTATCCCACTATATTAGATACTGTATCTACCAGCTCTGTTATAGATGCGACCTCAATATCTTTTGTCGTAGCTGATTACAAAGATGCATTAGCAATAAGCGTTGGTGATAAACTTTCTATAACCACAACTACGGATCCAAATGTTGGTGATTACTTAGTTGCTTCAAAGTCTATAGATGTAGATGGAGTTACTGTTACAGTAACTTTAACAGACCTCGAAGGAGTAGAAACAGATTTACAATCAAGTTCATCATTTGATGTGGTAATTACCAGCGGTTCTAGGGTCAATCTATATGCAGATAATAAAAGCTTATTAAGACTACCATTTGCAAGCTTTGACTTTGAAATAAACTTCATCGAAGCACCATTTCAAGATAACTTCTTGTCTTTTTGTGATTTAAAGAGATATGTTGGATCTAGCTTTATAGAGGAGCAGACTAACGCTTGTGAATGTGTAGAGCCTGCATGTACACCAGAAGTAGACTGCACCCCTGTTTATAAGAATCAAACTTATGTCCCTGGAGATCTATATCTACCAAGTGGCAATATCCTAACCGCTCCAGGCGTTCCTCACCCTGGTGACTTTGAATATACCAATATAAAAGTTCCATTGCCTCCAGGTTCAATAACTGGATGTTCTATAGACTTATACAATAGCTTTGTTAAGGCTAAGTCTGGAACTTGCTTAACTGCTGCTGGTTATCCAGCAATGCGATATTCTGACGGTACTTTGGTTGGCTGTGAAGATGTTGGATTAAATAATGATATAGCTAAAGGCAGGGTTAGATTTTCATCAGGGATATCTGGAGTTCATGTTGATGCACTAATAGATGGCTATGTTGTAGATGGATATTTAGATGGATAT